GATAATAAAAGGGAAAAGGTAGAAGTTAAACCTCTAGTTATCAACACCCTTAGTTTTTACTTTTTAGTTAGTTTATCTACCCACTTATAAATACCAAATGATATTGCTATCACTAATGATGCTATCCTTAACCATTGTTCCACCGAGGATAGACTTAAACCTATCGCTGCGATTTGTGTGATTGCCATCTCTGTTGTGTGTCTATCCATTATTAAATATCCATTATTGTGTAAGTAACATAAACTGTTAAAGCTATGTTCCCATTAAAAGCTCTATTAGAATACATTTGTAATTTTACGTTTTCTGGTGTTGCTTGTATTGTTTGCCCATCTACAGAGTTCATCATGTAGGTTCTGTGACTTGTCTCGTAAGCCATAAATTCAGGCAACTTAGCGTGGTAACTACCTAGAATTTCATTCGTTCTATCTCCTACGAAAAGATGGTATCGACTCGTTTCGGTTGTGCTTCTTTCAGCAAATATCATTATAGAAGAAGGTACTATAGTCTTACCTACGCCTGGAGCAGGAATCAATACTTTAGGGACTAAATCTAAAGCAGCATACTCACTATGAGATATATTAACTTTAACGGTATCAGGTGTTCCATAAGGTGTTCCTGACGAACCTCCTGTAATTACGTTCGATAAATCGTAAGTAAGAACGGATAGAGTCGAACCGATGGGAATAGTAATGTCGGGAGTTATATTTTGTATATTTATATTAGCTCCGCCAGTCGATTGAGTTCCATCGACCTCTACTATTAGGAATGAGTTTCCTGTACCTCTATGTAGTGCTAGTTTTTGACCATCATAAATCTTACCTCTAAGGGTTCCGTTTAAATCTATTTTATTTATAGGTGTTCCACTGACGTATTCAGTTGATGTTGTCCCTAAAGAATTAGCTTCTAATACAGAGCTTGAATCAGCTTTAAGGTTTTTTATTGAGTTTTCTGATTGGAGATTAAGTGAGGATGCTTGGGACTTTTTTTCAGATGTTTGCGTTATAGTTTTAGATGTTGAATCAATCTTATACCATTCACCACTCATCGTTTCACTTTGAGCCGAAAATTTACCACCTAAGAATGTGTAATAATTGTAAAGACTATTTGCGTTTATAGAGTATTTTAATAATTTACTTGGGGATATATCTGAACTATATATATCGGCTTGAAGTATCTCTAAAGGCTCAACTTGTAAGGTTAAGAACTCGTCTGCTAATAATTGAGTTATATTTGAATACATACTACCATTTGACCTAGTAAATCCATCAGAAGTAAATCTAATCACTCCACTTGAATCCGTATAAGCTACGTTGAATTGACTTAATGAGTTGGCAAATGTAGCGACAGAATCGACTGTATTTGCTCCTATTGTAATATCCCCTAAATCGTAACTTTCTTCAGATATATTTACGTCTTGGGATGCTGTATAATCTACACCAGATACGTTAAGGTCTTCTTCACTCCCATAAGCTCTAACATACGATGATGAATTTAAAACATCTGATTGAGTTACTATAGCTGGAGGTGTAAATGAATAACTCTCACTTAATGTATTTATATTTGGGTTCCAAACATTTCTAACCTTATAATAACCTACAGTAGTAGTTAGTATTATACTTAAATCACCCGAAATAGGTGGGGGGTCTGATACATATATAGTATCTAAATAAGAGACTATCGTTTCATAATAATCACCGACCTTAGATATACTACAAGGGTATGTTGCGTTTGGGTAGTTAGTTGAAGTCCCTCCTGTTTCAGCTGCCCAAGCTCCCCAACCACTATTAATCGTATTAACCACACTTGTAGGACTCCACTCGCCACTTTGGGAGTTGTTACTAATAAAAGTATCTAAATAATAAGTATCAGCTCCGTTAGTTAATTTAATGACAGGGGTAGTTTCTGACCAAATAAAGCAATTTCTAAATTCATAAGGATTACCAGAAGTATCTAATCCTAATTCTGTTTCTACAGCAGTCGCTAACATTTTATTAGAGTGAACAGCATCTATCCGAAACTTTAACGCTCCCACATTTGAATCTAAATAACCTAATTGTAATTCAGTATTGGCTGATTGCTCAGTAGGTATACCAACAACATCTAAAGTTCCCTCAAATCCTACTGTAACCTCTTTAAATGGAGCTTCGTAGGTTATGTTAGAACCTGCTAATATAGAAGCATCCACTCCATCAACTCTTAATAAGTTGTTTTCAGAGACTGACGATACTGATTGAAGGTCTCCATTAGCATATTTGTAAAACGGTAATACTCCATTTAAAGTTCCCACCCAACTGTTAGGTTGCATGAAATTGTATTTACCTTCAGATAAGACTCCTACGGTGTTAAATGTTTGTAAAAGACCTTTAAGCACATCGTACTCCTTATATTTAGTTGGTTTTTCTATAGGCTTATCCCTGAAGGCTGTTTTAGTAGCTCTATACTTATAAAAAGGGTCGTCCGATTGATACGTGTCACCCTCTCTCCACCAATCTACACTTGTTTGAAACCAATCGTTATTAGTCGGGCAAGGTGCGGGATTTGATATTAAACCATCGATTATAGATACATCTGTTACACTAAAAGTAGCAGTAGCAGAAGTTTGAGGTTGTAGTTTTATTTCCGTAGCAGATTCTAACGAAGCTCCTGAAACTATGTGATTTCCATTAGTTGAGAAATCAAGATAAACCGAAGCTGTTTGTTGTAACATTACATCACCAGACTCGTTTGTTATAGCAATATTAGCTACCTCACCTTCGGCTAAATTCAATATAGTAATAGAGAATGTAATATCATCCCCTTGAGTTATAGAAACTCCTGTTTGTCTTAAAGTCCCTAAACTACCATCGTAATCGATGCTACCTCCACCACTAGGGATAGACCAAGCTGCTGCGTAGTTCCAATTTACGTTAGGTAAAGGGAAAGTTCCATCATCAATTAAGTTAGTTGTATTATTATTAACACCCATCACATCACCAAAGTCTTGTATGTGTGAGTTTATTGTAGGTACAGAAATCCAATTCAAGTTATCTATTGTTTCTTCTTTTCTCTTAGAAAAAGTACCAATAGAATCGGAACATTTTATATTTACAGTATAAGGAAAAGGAGTATTTTCCACCTTAGAAAAAGATGGATTAACCCAACCGAACCACCAAATATTAGCTAAGGATTCTATGTTTTTATATATCCTTACATAATAATGCCTATCACCTTTACTAAATATATCGTAAATCAACGCTTCGTCCGTTGCGTTCTGAGCGTGGATATTTAACACACACTCTGAATTAATAAATTGTCTATCCCTTGTACCTCCTTGACCAGACCAAATCACATTAAAACCTTCGCCTTGAAGCGTTATATCAGTAGATAGCCCCGAGTAATCTTTCTTCCACAATTGAACATGCCAAGTAGTACCTGCCTGTCCTTTTATAGTTGTTGACCTTAATTTTCCGTAAGTTGCCATATATCTACCTTCTTGATTTTCTTCTGTTCGCTCTATCGAATACTATCAATAAATCATCACCCGAAATTGTTACGTTAGGAATGTATGAAGCACCACCACCACCTAAAGAACCATTAGGTATAATCGTTCCAGATTGATTTGGTACGAATAACTCTGGACCTTGTTCTCCTACTAAACTCATCTTACCTACAGGTGGACTACCTCCATCAGCGAAAGAACCACCTAACATAGATTGGAATATCCCTTTAAATCCTGAAGCTCCTCCTGCTGCTATATTTGCTGCACCTAAACCAGGTATCATAGCAAATATCGCAGCTAATACACCTGCTTTTATTATCATTGAAGCGATTTGTTTTGCTATACTTACAAATATATTACCTAACCCTTTAAGTAAACTCTCTCCACTTAGGACTACGTTAGCGAAAGCTGTAGCGAATGTGTTAGCTATAGATAATCCATAACTATTTACTGCGTTTTTCCATTCCTGTGTAGCTATCTTCGTTTTCTCTAACATAGCTAATAACTTAAGGTAATTCTCGTATTCAAGAGAGAAATCTAAAGAAGATGTTGCTGAGGAATCATTTGAACCGCCTCCTCCACCACTACCTGAATTACCACCGCTACCTGAGCTTCCAGAACTAGCAGCATTTAATGTCACTAAAGATAACCCTAATTCTTCGGCTAACTCAGCCATTTCCTTATTAATATCCTCCAACTCTTGTTTAGTTGAATCTAAGTATGTTGAAGCTCCAGAAAACATTCCTAACGTAGATTTTAGCCCAGTTAAAAATACACCTGCTGCTTTTGTTTTACCTTTACCTGTGCCTCCTAAATTTAAGTTTAATTCCTTAACTTTAGCTATAATAGCATCGACTTGTTTTATAGGGGTTAGGTTATTTAAGTTGACCGAGCCACCTAAAAACTTATCATTATATTCGCTAGCTAATTTATTTACTTCTATTAATTTCTTCTTTTGATTTTCTTTAGCGTCTACAACCTTATTTAATTTATCGGTTAACTTTTCCTCCGTTCTCTTTAATATTATTCTTTTAAGTAGCTGTTCGTTGTATTTAGATGCTGCTGTAGCTAAGTCTTCATTAGACACTTTTTCTGCATCTAAATTACCCAAATAATCAGGGTACTTAGCCTGTATGTCTTCTATAATATCTAGCCTTAATTCAGAACCTTCTGCTGCTGACGTAGCTGCTTGAGTTAATATAGCTAATTCTTTACTTTCTTTTTCTAAGGCTGCTGAGGATTTTACGGAACCTGCTTCTACAGCAACAAAGGCAGCTCCTAATAATAGTAACCCTCCTGTAATTGGGTTTAATAATGATATTAAAGCTCCTATAGTTAATAATACTGGACCTAGTACCGCAAGAAAACCCCCAACATTTATTATTAGATTTTTAGTGCTATCATCTAAGCCTTTAAATCGATTAACTAAACCAATCAAACCATCTATCATAGGTAATATAACGTCAGCCAATAAAGCCCCCATATCTAACTTTAAACCCTCTATAGCTGAGTTCATAAGTTTTACCTTATTCTCGGCAGTAGAACCCATTAAAGTAGTCATTCGACCTAATTCAGTGGTATTCGTTCTGTATTCATTAGTTAAGGATTTAACCTTCTCTTGATTCTCAGCGAGAATAAGTAATTGATTTGCCCCTGTACGACCTACTAATTTAGTAGCTTGATTAAGAGTCATTTGACCCGAAGCTAACTTATCTAAAGTTGCTATAAACGGAATACCTTGTTCGTTTAATTTAGAGAACGCTGTCCTTAGACCTGTACCAGCTTTAGAAGCTTTAATACCGTTATCCATAAGAACCCCCATCATAGCAGACAGCTCCTCTATATCAACACCTACGGCTTGTGCTGAAGCACCTGCGTGCCCAAAAGCGGTAGAGAATGTACTAAGTTGTATTGATGATTTTGCCGAAGCCGAAGCTAAGGTGTTAGCTATTGAAGCTGCATCCGAAGCTTCCTTTCCAAATACATTTATAGAAGAAGCTACTACGTTAGCTGCAAGAGATAAATCCTCACCTGTAGCTAAAGCTAAATCAAGTATAGCCCCTTCCATACCCTTAATGGCTGTAGGGTCAAACCCTTTACGACCAAGAACTAATTGAAGGTCAGATACTTGCTGAGCTGTAAATTGAGTAGTTGAACCTAATCTCTTAGCTTCAGCTGTAAGCATTTTAAATTCACCAACCGAAGCTGAGGTAACTGCATTTACTTTCATCATACTGTTCTCAAACTTAGAGAATGTATCGAAAGCTGACTTACCTAGTGCGACTAGAGGTGCTGTAACACCAAACGATAGAAGCGAACCCATTCGAGCTGCTCCTGTTGCGAATTTAGTAAGCGATTTATTTGCTTTACCTAAACCTGATTCTAGCCCCTTTATATTAGCAGCTACAATTATCGATATGGTTTTAACTGAACCCATTAAAATTTATTTTTAAGTAGTATTTTCTTGTGACGAGCTACATCTTTCGCTATTTGCTCTGGGGTAGCTATTATAATTTTCTTCTTAGATTTTTTGTTATCCCAAGGGAGGGGTAATAAATCTGTAGGTTTTAATCGCTTCTTAGAGTGAGGAGATAAACAAGCGTGTATAATCAGTCTAGTTTGCTCCCAATCGTTTTGATTTGATTGCTCCCTAATGAATTGAAACCCTTTGATTTTGTTGTTAAAAGAACGAGGAGTTAGCCCATATAATTCATCATAAGCTAACTCCATCTGTCCTAATCCTATCTCTTCAAGTTTATCCCAATTTATATCGCCCTCTTCAGAATCAACTTCCTCTCCCTCAACTACTTTCCCTCGCTCTGAGGTTGGTCGAGTTGAAAGGCTTCGAAAATTTCACTAATCTTACCGAAATCTTCATCATCAAGCCATTGCTCAACGTCTACTATTTTATAAGTAAACTTATCACCAGCCTTTCTTGCTCCGTATTTTAATCCGTAGTAAGCGATAATTCCGATGTGGTCTATCTCAGTACCTAATTGATTTAACTCACTTAATTTTAAGCCTAGTTTATTACAAATAGCCTTTAAGCACAAGTAACTAAATCGAATTGGTCTCTCTTGACCGCCTATCTCTACTTTTTTCATAATCGTTCTACCTTTTTTGAATTGTTAATTTTAAGCTTTATCAAGTACTCCTGTCCCTGTAAGAGATATAGAGAATGTAGCGTTTTCTTCTACTCCAGCATCTGCTGATAAGCTTGTTACAAAAGCTTGTCCTGTGTAAGTCTCAGTACCTACAGTGAATACAGCTGCTACTGCTATAGGGTCAGTTACATCAGTAACTATATCGAAACAATCAGCCATAGACACATCGGAAGCTGCAATATCAATAAAAGCGTCTCCACTCATTTCCCATGAAATTAATCCTGCTAAATTCTCTTGCCATCCAGCCGAAGATTTAGTTGTTGAATCTCGTAAATCTCTACTAATAGAGAATGATGCACTTGTAGCGTGAGCCATTAAATCTCCAGCTACTGACAGAGTTACACCTGTTGCGTTTTGAATTGCCATTTTATGTTAGTTTTTAATTATTAAACAATTGAATATTACGTTTTTGTAGAATTTCTCAGCACCCTTAAAGTATTCGTCATCTAATGTTTCGAATCTAAATTTAGCTGTGTAATTTACACCATCTTCGGTATAAGTTACGGTAACCATATCTAAAGCTTCTACAGTTGCTTTAGCTTGATTATAAGTCGTTAAGTAACTATCTGCAAAACAAGCGATACGAATTGAAACATCGCACGAGTTTAAT